GCTTTGGAGTTTCGTTTACTATGTCAATTGTCCATCTGGGTCAGCACCACTAGTGTTTGATAAAGAAGTATCTAAGTATTCCGTAGAACCTAAGACGGGTCTTATGGTCATGTTTCCTGGCTGGGTTAACCATTCTGTTCCTAAACACGAAGGTAAAGAACGGATTATGGTTGCGGGGAACTTATCATTCAATCCTACTAAAAGAATTTAAAGTATAAATATACCTTACATGATAAAATATAGAATTTTTACCAAATCAGTAATAGCTGATCTACTGGATGAAGATGAAATGTATTCTACTTTAGCGCAGTTACGAGATGCTAATCCAGATATTTCATATGAAACTGAGGAATATGATCCACCTAAACCAATTCGTTTAGGGCGTGATCCAGACTTACACTAATATAACATACTAAATACTCTTATATAAGGAGTATTTATGGAAAAAGACAGCGACATAAAAAACTACATGGGTCGGGATGGTTTTATCTGGTTCATTGGTGTAGTTGAAGATAGAAATGATCCACTAGAGTTAGGTAGAGTTAGAGTTCGGTGTTTGGGATACCATACCGATGATCTTTCTGCTATTCCCACAAGTTCTTTACCTTGGGCTCACGTTATGCACCCTACTACTGACCCATCTATGCATGGTATGGGAACGACTCCATCTTTTCTGGTAGAAGGCGGATATGTGTGTGGATTCTTCCGTGATGTGGGTGAACATCAACAACCTGTAGTTATAGGAACACTTCCTGGCATACCTGAGAGCTCTGGTGGTAAAGAAAATACTTACTCTAAAGGGTTTAATGACCCTAGACATAAAAACTCAAATCAAACTAACGTTAATGGCGGAAAAGATTACGCCATGCCATATGACGATGAAACTTTTAATCCTACCGATAGGTTAAAGGATATTGGTGGTGAGATTGAAGGTGAAATAAAGAAGGAAGTTCGGCCGGACTATGGGAAAGAATCTTATGGCCCATATCCACTAGGTGGATTTGTTAACGGTAAGGATGATAAGGACGGAGTATTCTCTAGAGCCTCTGGTCATACCTTTGGTGAGTCTGATACTAATAGACTTGCAAGAGGTAGTGATCATGGAGTATTAACCGCAAAGGATAATAATACAACCCAAGACATTTTGCTCGCTAATTCTGACAGTAGTTGGAAAGAACCTCTTACAACTGATACTAATAAGAACAGCCGTCCACGATATGGTTCAAAGTATCCATATAATCATGTATTTGAATCAGAGAGTGGTCATATTAAAGAATATGATGACACGCCTGGTTCTGAGCGTATACATGAGTGGCATAGGACAGGTACATTCTATGAGATTGATGCTGATGGAACTAAGCACACAAGGATAGTTGGTAACAACTATGAGATTATTGCGGGAACTAACTTTGTCAATATCAAGGGAGATGTAAACCTAACTATCGAGTCTAATTGCAAAACCTATATCAAGGGCGATTGGAACATACAGGTTGATGGCAACAAGCATGAAACAATTGGTGGTAGTTCTCATGAAACAATTGGTGGTAATCAGATATCACTTATTAAAGGAGAACGAGAGCAAACAGTTGAGACAAATGTTATTGAGACATATGGCACAATCAGAGATAAACATTTCCATACAAGACTTGTAACAGGTAGCACCAACGATACGGTATTGCGTAATGTGACAGAGACTTATGGAACACTTACATCTCACGGTAGAGGTACTACTATAGTTGGAACAGATACTAAGTCTACAGGACTATCCACTAATCTAACAACTGGTACTTCTTGGAATTATACGGTAGCAACAACTTGGTCTGGAACTACAGGATCAACATGGGATCATACTTCTGATGCAGACATTACAATCACTGGCGGTCCTAATATTTACTTGAACCCAGTAGTCCCAGAAACCCCAGTAGCTGATAGCACTGGAGGTGAAGGTGATGGCGGTGGTCTTTAAAGAAAGCCTTTGGTAGAATAGATTTAAAATGGCTCACGCATTTACTATAATTAATTCGTCTGACGAAACGGTGGTGTATACCGACTACGATGCGATTGACCTAACTACATTAAAGCATGTTATTGGGTTTATACCAGATATCGGAACATTGGTTGAATCTAATGAGATTTTATTAGAATCAGGAGTATTTTCTGATGAACAGAATTTTATTACAGAAGGTAGTTTATCAACCATTGAAGTTGAGCTTGAAACAGGAACTGGTAGTGGAGGACTTCTTGTAGAAACTGGTGATGATGTGAGATTAGAAGATATTACTTTTATTGGTGAACGGACTCTTACTGCTGGAGATAATTTAGTTTTGGATGGCCATGATTCTTCATCAACAAATGATGCTGCTGATACGGCGGGCTATGCTACTCTATCTCCTGACGGGCCCAGAATCAATGGATGGACTTATGGGGGGGAGTACTTGAGCGCTGGAAATCTATACTACACCGGCCCAGGTGGTTACACGTATATAACAAGTGCATTTATTATTCCAAAATCTGGTAAGTGGGGGTTTCAAGCAATATTTCGGGGCCCGACTATAAGTGGTTCCGGCAATGACCAAGGGGTCGGCCTCGCCACTGAAAACACAACTAGCTTGTCAAATGCTGCAACAGAAGGAAATATAATAGTCGGCTGGTCTGGGGACGTATATAAAAATGATAGCATTTTGGATAATGGAACTGCACTTGCAGTGGACGATGTAGTTGAATTTTTGATTGATGTAGATGCTGACACTTTAGAATATATTGTGGAAGGTAGTTCCCGATACACATCAACGTCTGTTGGTTTAACTAATGGCGAGGATTGGTTCCCCAGTGGTTATACTTATGCGAATCAATTAGAGTTTGATTTTGGTCAAAGTGGATATGAGCCATCAGATACTGATTATCTAACTCTCAACACTGACAACCTCCCTTCTGTTCCTACATCAATTAACTTGGACAGCACAACAGTTGACGAAAATGCCGCTGGTGCGGTGGTCGGAAATATCACCGTCACCGATCCTAATGTCGGCGACACGCATTCGTTTACAGTTTCTGACGCACGTTTTGAGGTTGTTGGCGGCCAGTTGAAGTTGAAGGCCGGCGAGAGCTTAGACTTTGAAACCGAGCTGAGTGTTACGGTTGATATAACGGCAACTGATAGCACCACCTTGTCCCTAACGCAGTCGTTCGTGATTTCGGTAGGTGATGAGAATTCTACTAGTGATAATCTTATGATGGATACACCAGATGGAAAACATAAGTTGGTTCCAGAAGACTTTCAAGATGGAGAGGAAAATCATCTTGTTCTTGAAACAGCAAGTGATACAAATATACCTAACCATTATCATGAACCAGTTAGTGATCCTCATAGTGAAACAGAGACAGAAACAGGACACACAGATGAAGAGCATAGAGAGCTCGCATTATGGGCGCATAAACTTGATTTATTAATGGCTAGAGAAAGATTAAACGCAATTAGTTAGGAAAATAAAATGCCAGCAATTTGTAGAGGAAATAAAAAGGATTCGGATATAGTTCATTGTGCAGTACCCAAAAGACTAGAAATGTCGCCTAATGTTTTTGTCAATGATATAGGAATTAGTAGACAGGGTGATAATAATCATCCTCATAGGGGCCCGGGCTGTTATCCCCATCAAGCTCCAATAACTACAGGTTCTCCAACAGTGTTTATAAATGATAAGGGATGTGGAAGGATAGGTGACGATGTTGACTATTGCACTAGAGTTGCAACTGGAAGTCCAAACACCTTTGCCGGACCATGATTTTACGAAGGAAAAGTATATTCGTTATAAATAATAAAAACTAGTTGGAGTAGTTATGGCCACAGTAGAAAAAACACAAAGCTTTAAAGATTTAACTGCTCTACGAGATTCAGAGAGTACGAATGATTCAAGATTAACTGTTAGACAGTATAGCGATTTAGATTTATTTTTTACAAGACGATCTAGAGATAGTGATGTGAATGTTTTAACAAATATTCAGGCAATAAAACGCTCTGTAAGAAATCTTGTTTTAACAAACTTTTATGAGAAACCTTTTCATCCAGAAATAGGTTCTGGTGTGAGAGGGTTATTATTTGAACTAGCAACACCAATGACTGCTATTGCAATTTCACAGGCAATAAAAGATGTTATTGCAAACTATGAACCTAGAGCATCGATTAATTTTGTGGATGTATTTGAAGAGATAGATGATAATTCATATGATGTAACTATAAACTTTACCGTTATTAATGGGCCACCAGAAACGGT